ACGACCGAATTTGGAACACTGTAGCGTCAGTATATGCTAAGGGTTGTTACCATCAACGAATGGGTTGTGTGCAAGATGGTCGTTTTGGCTACACGCGACCGCTTAACTTTAGAAACACGTCCACATACAAGGTCTATAAGAGTTACGTTCCGTATGCTATGTCTGGCTACAGCCTTGCAGGTACTACGAATGGCATTCACGACGCAGGCTATCCGGTAGGTGCAGGTGGGGGCTATGAACCCTGGATCACGTCCGTCGAAGACCCTGCTTACGGAGGACACTCGGATGCAGGAGACTGGGACGTACGCTTTCCGGAGACGCATGGAGGGTGGTCGCAGATACTCACAACATTCGAGTTTCTAAATTCGACTAGCAGGTTGGCTATAAATTACGGTATTCCAACGTGTCTGGAGATAGGGCTTGATCCAACGATCTTTGCGGGAACGAACGGATTGCCTTCACCGATTGTTGAAGTGATCTGGGGCATAGAGCAGGTTAGGCAGAGCCAACAGGGCAGCGGGGCAGTAAGTGCAGGCATGAACTACGGCGAAGGTATTCCAGGCTATGAAACTAGCTGGAACACTTCTATGTCCGTCTACACTTGGTATCCAGACCACATAACGAGCATACAGTATGTCTTCGTTGCAGCGAAACTTGCACGTATCCTAGCCACTATGGGTTATACAGCGCTCTCGAATACATATAAGGCGTCCGCCATTGCAGCTTATGATTGGGCTGTTTTAGTTCATACAGATGCGACTACTCGTGATGCTCATTATCTACCTGTGAAGACTCGAGCACAGTGGACGACTGCGCAATATAATGCGACTATTGCATCCTTAGCTTCGCAGTTTCCGACATGGTACCCTAATGCTGCTGCAGCACTCTTTTACCTAACAGGACTCACAACGTACAAAACCGTGTGTGACTCACTCTTCCCGCCAGGCGCGTCTGCACCAGCTAATCTGTATGGCAGTTTTGAGTACGCTAACGCTCCTGGTGCAAATTCAACCATTCGTGATGCTTGCATCGCACTAATTAAAGACAGAGCCCTCAGTGCGTGGTGTCTTTATCAAGAGGCTCCTGACGTAACATATGCTAACGGCCAGTATCCTGGGTTCTGGTCTATGGGCTTTGGAGGCGCCAATAATTTCATTGATAATATGCCAAGCTTGACAATTGGCGCTATAGCGTTTGCGCGCGACGGCGATATGACAAACGCTCGGCGATGCCGACGTGCTATGCAATATGCAATGCAACATCGCCATGGCGCAAACCAAATGGGTATTTGTATGACTAAAGGGATTGGAGTCCGGAATCTCCTGGAGACTCTACACATAGACTCTCGTTATAATAATCAGACATTTCCAATTGGGCTATGTAGTGAAGGCTGGGCGAACAACTATCCATTCTTGCCTGTATTCTTCGGCCAGAGCTTTATTAACCGCATAGCTGAACCTCAGGCTGATCCTGAGATGGCTACAATTGATCCTACACTGCCGTTCCGTGAGAATTACCCATATCATCAACGCTGCTTCCCACGCTGGGAGATGTTGATGGAGCGATACGATGCGATTGAACATATGGAGTTCACTACTCAGCAACAGTTGATTCCTGCTTATGCTGCGGCGCTTTATCTTGATGGTTACGATTCCATGGAAACTGCCACAGCAAGTTACCAGTCTAGTCGACCAAGAATACGAATCAGGTGATATCATGCCAGTCAAAGGCCAGTCCCCGAAAGAGGCAGTACACACCGAAATGCACAAGTTCAAGCATGGACAGCTTCACAGTGGAAGTGCGAAAGGGCCAATCGTCAAGGATCGACAGCAGGCGATTGCAATTGCGTTGTCCGAGGCAGGTTTAAGCAACAAGCCGCCGAAGAGGAGGAAATGATGGGCGCGAACATTTGGTTCTGGCTGATCTACGTGATCTTTGGGGTCTTTGGCCTTCTTGGTATCGGCCCTTGGTATAGGGATCGTGTCGGTCCATGGGGACCATTTGGTGGCTGGCTAGTCCTGTTTATCCTCATTGGCCTCCTTGGTCTTCACGTCTTTGGAAGTCCTGTTAGGTAGTGTGAGTCACACAAGATGGCTGAACCATTACAGATAACGGTCCCTGCGGTCGGTTATGAAGACCCTGAGGTCGATGACTGGATCGCAGCACAGTTAGCTCGCCAGAATGCTCCGGTAGGTAGCGTGCAGGAAACGATCAACCAACGCTTTCCTAAACTCGGTTGGAACGATCAGGCTGAGATGTCCCCTGGAATGAATGCAATTCCAGAAACGGATGACGAAGCTTACAGTGGTATGGATACGGTAGGGCTCCAACACTACTGGCGCGACCTACCTAAGCTAACGAATGAGGCAGGCGCAGCGGCATGGATGAAAGATCCTAACCCTAGTGGTGGCTTCTCAGGGAACATAGAGGATCGTAGAAGCCAATCGAGCTTAGAAGCAGCTCTTGGAATGTTGCAGACCACGATGGGAGATGAAGATCTTAGTCAACTCACTCCACAGGAATACATCAATCGTGTAATCGGTGGCATGCACAACAACGATTTCTACTATGGACCAGGGGCTGAAAACTACCACCTAGTTGAGGGAATGGCTCCGAGAAACTTCGATCAGGCTAATTTCTATCCAACACGGAAAGTGTCGAGGTGATGCGTGCCAAATTATCGTTTGCAAGAAGGGTCGGCCCAGCATGGTTTCCAACAAAGCCGCGCGAAGGTTCAGATTTTTGGGGGTGGGTTTGCGAATGGAAAGACGACTGGTCTTGTGATCAAGTCCCTGATGCTCTTGAAAGCCTACCCTGGCTGCATGGGACTACTTGGACGAGAAACCTACCCCAAGCTGAATGACACGCTGCGAAAGGAGTTCTTTAAGTGGTGCCCTGGCTACTGGATCAAGAAGAAGCCAACCCAGGAGGATAATAGTGCGTATCTCATCAACGGAAGCGTCGTACATTTTCGATATGTGGCCCAACGAGGTAAGAGCACGAATGAAGACGGGACCACGACCAGTAACCTACTATCGGCTACGTACGATTGGATTGGACTGGATCAAATCGACGACCCTGGCATCACGCATAAAGACTTCCTTGATCTGCTCGGACGGCTGCGAGGAGACACCCCTTACCGTGTGGAAGAAGGAGAAGAAGACGCTACCATGCCGAGTGACGGTCCAAGATGGTTAATGATGACGCTCAATCCTAGTCAGAACTGGGCGTATCACGAACTGATCAAGCCGTATATCGACTGGCGTGACAAGAAGATCTTCTCGAACAAACTGCTCGTAGATAGTGTGACTCACACGCCAATTATCGAGCTGTGCGAGAGCGACACTTATGCCAATAAGGCCAATCTTAAGCCTGACTTTATCGCTACGCTTGAGACGACGTACAAAGGACAGATGCGTGAGAGGTACCTGCTCGGGAAGTGGGCAGCATTCGAAGGGCTAGTACACCCTGAGTTCGATGTGTCTCGTCACGTTATAAAGAGAGAGGTGATCCTTGACCATCTTGCAGATTGTAAAAGACGACACGTTAAGGTCAAATCAATCGAAGGCTACGACTTTGGGATCGTCACACCCACGTGTTACATGCTTGGGTTTGTTGATGATTATGGGCGAGTTATTGTACTGGACGGGTTTTATCATCCTAATTTTGACATTATGCAGCATGGTAATACTATAAGAGAGATAAGGGCACGATATGCAGGACTGCTACATACACATGAGCCGATCATTGCGGACCCTGCAATCTTCCGGCGAATCGTCGTTGCTGGTCAGTCCATCAGAAGCACGACGATCGCAAAGATTCTCAAGGATAGTGGTCTTAATGTCCGTCCAGGGAGCAGTGATATCCTATCTGGTATCGCTAAGGTTAATTCGTATATCGCTGGCACTCCTAAGACGCCACATTTGGTCACTGAGGAGCGTCCTGGGCCACTATTCTACATTGCTGAAGAACTCCCGTGGTTCTTGGACGAAGTGATGAGCTACTACTGGAAAAGAGATAACCAAGGCAAGAACATCGATGAACCAGTAGACCATAACGATCATGCTATGAACACACTAAAATACATGCTCAGTAAGCTACCTGATCCTAGCGAGATCAAAGTGCCAGAGGAAATGCTCCCACCTAGCTGGTCTTTCTGGCAGGAAATGAGCATAGATGACTATCAACGATCAAGACAAAGGGGAATATGATGGCAGACCCAAAGCCAAGGTTCAATCCAGCGTCGTTCTACGTGATTCCAGGCAATATCCTGAATATTGTTTGGGAAGAAGTATGTCAGCCATATTTGGCAATCGCACGTGGTCCAGTTAAAGATCAGCTTGAGCAGCGGCTTGGCTTGATCCTGAACAATGCAGTCGAAGATACGTCTGGTAGAAGCCGGTTCAATAGGTAGTGTGAGTCACACATGACTGATGAAGCTCCTCTTTGGCTCCTAAGGATGCGCTCGATGAATGGGCTATCAGAGAAGCCAGGTGCACCAGACGAGACAAAGATACTGGCTATGGCAGATAACATCGCTAGAGCCTACCCTGAGATGGAATCTTACTGTAATGGGTACAGCCATGACTCAATCCCCTGGTGCGGACTCGCGGCGGCTGACTGCATGGCAACTGTCGGTGTACGACCCCCATTTGGAAGTACAGATACGGATAGGTTTCTGTGGGCAAGGAGTTGGGCAGACGACCCCAACTATGGTGTTCTTAAAGTACCCAGGCTCGGATGCGTTGTGGTACTTACCCGTTCGGGCGGAGGACATGTTACGTTCTACGAAAGCACGAGTGGAACCAACTACATGTGTCGTGGAGGGAACCAGTCTGACGCCATTAACCTTGCCCCGTTTCCTAAGTCGAATGTTGTTGCGTTGGTTTGGCCAAAAAGTGAACCAATTCCGCTTCCAATCGATCCGCCCTCGACCTCGTTGCCTGTGTTGCGAAAGGGGAGCACCGGCCCCGACGTTGTTAGATTGCAGGAACTGCTACCTAAATGGATCGATGGCGATTTCGGCACCACCACTGAATCTCTAGTCAAGGAGTTCCAGCGGTCTGAGGGACTTGAGGTGGATGGTGTAGTAGGGGAACAGACATGGGCGGCTCTGTTGGACGAAGAGCCTCCTCCGAATACGGTTCCAGTGTTTGGCACAGAGGGACCGTGTTCGTGGTTCGGTGGCCCGAACGATACAGGCGTCGCACCTGATGAGGGACTTGCTTTCATTACCGATATAAGTCAGGCACCGCACTTGTTCCTGCCATATCAACCTAGTGGAACGACAGGACTAGCGCGACGACTCGATCCTGAAGTGTTCTACATTGCCTGTCGATGGGACTATAAGAGAACGCCGCGAGCCATGCTACTGAGTAGGAAAGCAATCGTTCGAGCAATAGGTACCGGGATCGAACACTCTGCGTACCCTGCCGATTGGGGGCCGAATGCAGGTACAGGACGGGTAGCCGATCTCTCTCCTGGCCTAATGGAAGCACTGGGAATTGAAACCGATGACGAAGTAGAAGTGGAGTTTCCAACATGAATCTAGCGAATGAACTAGACCTCGAACTGGACAACGCAGTCAAGCGTCACCTTGGACGTGTGTTCGATAAGTACTTCACGTCGATGTCACCGCCCGAGACTAAGACTGAGCAGTTACAGTCTGACCTGAAGCTGCTCGAGGGCGATATCGAAATCGCGACGAAGGCACTGGAACAGATGCTATGAATCCAAGTGGGGTGGCGGTGGCGGTCCTTACGGTGGTGTTCACGCTAACCGCCATCTTCTTCCTTGACGACGCTAGTGGTGATGTACCTCCGCTGAAACCCTCTGTTTACGATAAGAAACTTGATAGGCTCGACCGACGGGGTGTGGAAGCTGCGTATAGTGCTCGCGTAGGACTTCTGTTTCAGAACTGGATGACCGACACGAATCAAGAGAGCCAAGATCGCGCACTACGTGGCCATCGAAAGGCCCGCGAAATATACATAAAAGTCATGTCTGGGATTGATGAGAGAGACCCAGAGGGCAAAGAACCATAGTGTGAACGGCTTCGCCGTAAGAAGTGTCTAAATTCAAGTGTGAGTCACACAACATGCCGATGAATTACCAAAACTATTCTCCTGATGATGCCGTTGAAGGTTCGACGGATAGTGGCACCGATGTGTTCAATCCAGATAACATCGATCAGCCCCGGCCGGAACAGCCTCAGCCCCTGTACCAGGTGTATGAGGGCAGTAAGGTCGTTGTCAGCAAGCAGGTCGGTAAGTACTGGAAGAATAAGTACGACGCGGCATGTGTAGCGTACGAAGAGATCATGAACGTGTGGGAGGAGGTCTATCGGTACTATAACCATAGTCAAGATAAGAGCATTCAGACGCCTCGTGGCCACTTCATGCGTGGCGACTCGACTGAAAACATCGTCTTCAGCAACCTGAACATCATGCTGCCTGCTATTTACAGCCGCAACCCTGATATTACGTGTGTTACAAACGATAAAGCTGACGAACAGTTCACGCAGTGCCTTCAAGCACTGCTAAATGCCATATTTCAACGTAAAAACCTGCTGAGCGCGAAGCCGAAGATCAAAAAGGCGGCTGGAAATGCGCTTTTGACTAACTTTGGTGTGCTTAAGCTGGACTGGACGAAGAAAGACGACTCGGTTGAACTTGCTGTTGCTGAGGTACAGCGTATTAGTCAGGCACTAATCCAGGCAAAGGATCAGAAGGAAGTCGAAGACTTGTATGGGCAACTCGAAAGCCTCGAGTCGAGCATGGAACTGCTTAAGCCTGGTGGGCCACAGCTAAGCAACGTCCTTTCGCATAACTTGATCATCGATCCGTATGCGGAACAGCCGGATGGAGCCGATGCTGAGTGGATGTGTGAGACAGTATTCCTATCTACAGCGGGTCTACAGGCACGTTTCACGTTCAAAGAGGACGAAGCCGAGAAAGACGCGATCAGGAAACTAATCTACAAGCCTACGCATAAGGCAGTGTTCGCAGAAGGCTCTGGAGCATCCCGTGACGATGGGCTGGGCATGGTCCTGACTGCGCTGAGTGGCCAAGGTGACGTTCCAATGGCCTTCGAGGCAGAAGGTCGTCGAGCGTACATCAATCAGTACTTCACAGAGTGCAAGATGCTCTGGGATAAGAAGCTGCGACGAGTCATGCTATTCCATACAGATGACTGGACATGGCCGCTTTGGGTATGGGATGATCCGCTTGGCATCTCGCGGTTCTTTCCGTACTTCATTATTGCCCTGACGATGAACACGGGTGGAAGCGTCGGCGTGGGTGAGAGTGCCTACATTCTCGACCAGCAGGACGAAATCAATGACATCAACCGTCAGATCGCGAGGATCAGACGTTCCGTGTTCGATTATTTCTATTACAACTCGGACGTTATTACCTCCGACGAAGCCGAAAAGTTCGTCGATGGTATCCGTGGTCATACACAGGGAGGCAAAAAAGTTCTGGGGGTCAAGGCGGGTGAAGGTGGTAAAATCCAAGACATGATCCAGGCCTTTGCTCCACCGGCGTTGCAGTATGAAATGCTATTCGATAAGCCTAAGATACTCGACTCGATCAACCGTATTACGAATACTAGTGATGCCTTGCGTGGTGTTCAGTTCAAGACGAATACGAACGTAGCGAGTGTACAGTCGTATCAAGAGAGTATGAAGCTTAGCGTCGGTGCTAAGGTTGACATCATCGAAGATACAGTCGCCGATATCGCACTTTCGCTGGCTGAGTTGGCCGTACAGAACTATACGAACGAAGACGTTGCCAGTCTGGTTGGCGAACAGATGGCACAGTTCTGGGAGCAAATGGACGTGAAAACGTTCACCCAGAAGTACAGCGTTGACGTTGTGGCTGGCAGCATGGAGAAACCTAACAGTGTTTTCCGTAAAAAGGAAGCAATCGAAGTCTCTCAAGCCGTCGGTCAATTTGCTCGGGCGGCGCCAGGCTCGGTCACTAAGATTATGTTGCGCGTGCTGCAACAAGCCTTTACCGAAGTCGCGATTAAGCCTGAAGACTGGGCGAGTATCGACCAAGAGGTGATGGCGAGTATGCAGAAAGGTCAGCCTACCGGAGCAGGTCAGCCACAGGCGGCAGGTGAGTCTGGTCAACCGGCAGGTGGTGCACAAGAGATGATGCAAAGGGCTCAGGCCGCACCTGACGAGGTGAAGCAGAAGGTTACTCAGATGCATCAAGAGGGTGCGTCTCCACAAGACATCATGCAATTCATACAACAATCAACAGGAGCACGGTAATATGGCACTTGAGAACCCTGGTAATGGAAAGGCCACGCCCAACCAGGCGGCTGAAGATACTGTTTTTGAGAATCTTGGGCTGTCTCGTGACGATCTTGGTATGGACCAAGACTCGGGTAGTGGAAATGAAGACCTCGATCAAGGCTCTGGGTATGAGGATCGTGGTGCCGACCGCGACGAGCCTGATCTATTTGATCAACGTGTGAGTCACACTGAACAAAGGCAGCCTCCGTCGGGACTTGAGCCTCCTCCTCGTGCGAAGCCGATTCCTAATTATGCCGAAGTTCATCCTGACAACAAGGGAAACTTGGTTAATGGCGATGGCATCGTTGTGGCGCGAGCTGGTAAAGAAGCTCGTATGTATCAAGACCTGCATAAGACTCGTGGGCAGGCGCAGACTTTACACGGACAACTGACTGACGTAACGGGTCGGTTGAAGAAGGCCGTAGAGATTGGACAAGGTTTGCATCGTGAACTTCAACAGGCTCAGGCACAAGTCAATGCCGTGAAGCAATTCGGCCTTGATCAGGGTGAGCACCTAACCGCTCTACGGCTTTTCAAGGAGTTACGCGACAATCCACAGCAGGCACTAAAAAACATCTTGACAAGGGCCGCAACTAATGGTATAAATGTAGCTGAACTCGGGCTTACGCCCGGTGGTGTCGATCCTAAGTCTCTCGTAGACATGATTAAGCAGGAGATCGGCACAGCAGTCAATCCTCTTAGAGAGCGTACAGAAGCCGAGGCACGACAGGCTCGGGAAAAGACGCAAGAGCAACAGCGTCTCACCGAGATACAGACGCAGGTTGATGGTTTTTTCAACCAGAACCCGGAGGCTAAACAATACCTTCCGGTGTTTACCCAGACCCTCCAGCAGTTCCCAGGCATGACTCTGGGCGAGGTTTGGGCCAGAATACAGCTCCATTTCGCACAGAACCCGCAAGCGCGGCGTCCATCCCAGAACTCGCAACCGCGAAGTCTCCCGCAAGGTCGTGGCATTCCGGCCACAAACGGATCGTCCGACCTAGCACCCGTGACAGACTCCTACGATGCCATCCTCAAGGATGTGATGGATCGAGCAGGTCTTACACGTTAACCCTCGTGTGATTCACACTGGAGACTAAAATGCCCGCACTTGACACCGTGATCAACTCGATGCTGACACGGAGTCGCGCAAAGCTCATCATGGCTTCAGCGATCTCTGGGACCGTCAGCGCTTATCTACATGCTAAAAAGAGGGTTGTGGTCGAGGATGGTGGTCCGTCGATCACCAACCCTATCATCGTAGGTCTGAACCCTAACGTAACCTCGATGCAGTACTACGATCAAGTCCCTGTTAACCAAACCAACGAGTTCACGACCGTTGCATATAGCATGAGTCGCGTCGTAGGCTCGTTGATCATCTCGGATCAGGAAGAAGATGAAAACCAAGGACGAGCTGCCATCTTCAAAATCCTCAAGGGAAAAATCATGGCCCTTGACGAGTCCATCTCCAGACAGTTTGCCACATATCACACATCCGTTGGGACCGGCACCGACCCAAACGGGCTTGGGAACCTCATCCCTGCCGATCCGACCACCGGCTCCGTGGGAGGTATTTCCCTGGCTGCCGAGCCCCAGTGGCGGACCTCCAGCTACAATTTTGCCGGAACCCTTACCCCCGAAAACATCGAGGAAGCCTTCGACGACATAATCGAACTCGATCTGAATCGAGGTAGCGATGGACAGGCATCTCCGAAGCCTACCGTTATCTTTGCTGGACGCAACATCTATCGCATGCACAAAGCGGCTGCGAGAGACAAAGCTGTCATCAATCTTAACGAGACTGGAACTGGCAAGAAACTGGTCAACCTCGGTATCGTTGGAACCACTCATAACGGCGTCCCTCTCCTGTTCGACGAAAAGCTCCCGCCGAACGTCGCTTACTTCGTCAACGAGGAGTACCTGACGCTGCATGTGCTTCGTGGTGTCAACATGAAGATCAAGCAACTCGTAGCACCGTGGGACACCGATGCTACCGGCCGCCGTGTTGTATGGGAAGGCCAGCTCTGTAGCTGGCGCCAATACCGCACTCACGCATATCTGACCAACTAGTGTGAGTCACACATGCTAACAACATCAGCAAATGGCGCACGGCTCGCCTATGTGGTCGTCGACCTTCATCAGAGCGTAGGCACCGTGAAACGGCCGGTTACTACTTGGACCAAGAAGGACGGACTCAAGACGAAGATGGTCGAGGAACCAGCAGGTTATCTCGTCTACTTTCCTCGTGGGCACGTCATTCGGTGCAAGGACAAGGAGACCCTTCGTCAGTACGGTCTTGACGGTATGCCACCGATCATCAACCTGCAAGGGCTGAATGATCCGAATAGTCCCATCGGACGTATGCTCATGTCCCAGAACGAGGATGCTCGTCGAGGGGCTATGGAGTCGATGGAAAAGCAGGTCATCAGGCTTGCCACAGCAAAAACTGGTCCGGTCCTGATGCCGGAACAGATCGAGCCTGAACAGGTTTCGGCCGTATAAGGAGGCGCTTATGCTACAAGATAGACAGGCTTTCGCTCTTGGCTTGAACATGTACGTTCCGGCTATGGCACTAGGCACATCGGTAATCAACCTTGGGCCTGGAAGGTTCACCCACGGCATTCCGGCAACCGCCGGTCCGTTGGCGACCCTTATCACTGCCGGTGTCGGTGGGACGTTGACCACGATTCAGTACCTTTCGACGCCGCTTAAGCTCGACTCACGCTATGGCAGGACCATCACAGTCACTCCGTCCGGCGTTCCTGGCAATGCGAACGTTCTAGACGTTATTGGAGCTGACTATCTTGGTCAGCCAATGTATGAACGCTTCACGGGCTCAGCAGCGGCGTCAACTGCACTCGTTGGCTTGAAGGCGTTTGGCTGGGTTCTCGGAACTAGGCTCATCACACTGGCCACCAATACAATCACGGTGGCGATTGGCTCTGGCTTGTCGCTTGGTCTACCGTGGAAGGGCCAAATCACAACGGCAAAGGAAGGCACGACAATTATGACCTTCGCTCAGATCAACACTGCCTCAGTTGCGGCTGTGTTGACTGATCCCCAAACAGCGACTACAGGCGATCCTCGAGGCCTGTACACGCCGGTTACACCCCCAAACGGTGTCTTGAACTACGAAACTAGCCACATCGGTGATCCGACTGTTAACGCCGCAGGCAACGGTGGACTCCTCGGTATCAGGCATCTGGCTTACTAGTCACGGGTGAGGAGGACGGCGGTGAGTGCATCTATACGCGAGATCGTAAACGCTGCACTCACCGTTGTCGGTGAGGTGACTGGTCCTGGCGTACAGATGTACGAGGACGACCGGATGAAGGCCGATGCTGTTCGAGCCTTCAATATGATGTTCAAGAAATACTCGTGGAGACAGTACTGCAAGTGGTTCACCGTTACGCTCAATGGAGCGACAGGAAAACCCGTAACAAGCCCATTCGAGCAGGTTAAGGACTTTGAAGACTTTCTCGCAGTACACGCAGACCAGAGTGCGCATCCACTTCCAATACTACCTGCGCGTATCAACCCTGCGACCATGAATACTAGTAACGCTAGACCTGCGTACTGGACCAGTCTCGACGTAACCGATCCAGACTACGCCAGGAAGAAGATTCAGATTTATCCTTTGACGTCAATAGGGATCGTAAACGTATTGGCAAAGGTCTACCCCCTAGTCCCCCCTGAGGTGTCGTTTGACTGGGAACAGATATTCTACCTCGACACCGATATGCTCGTGTACGCAACTGCGTTCATGACGCTATCGGGAGACGATCTAAACGCCGGCGCAGCAGACACCGTTCGTAACCTGATGGAGATGAAGTATAAAGACGTAATGTCGGCACTGGCTAGTCATCCGATTCCTGTCTCGGGCGACTCGAGTATCCCATTCTATTGGCACGAACGCTAGTGTGACTCACACATGAATGTTTCCATTTTTCCAAAGGCGATGAAACCAGCCGCGAAGAACAGGCTAGAAAACATCACTTTGCGCGGTTTCGGTGGTGGTTGGAACGCCATCGAAACCGATCTACAAATGGAGTCAACCTACCTCGTTAAGGTTCGCAACTTTCGACGCACTCCTGGCGGTACGCAGAAGATTCGATACGGCTCGAAATGGTTCGCTGACCTATCGAGCATAGCGGGGAGTGGCGCGCGAATTGTCGATATGACGTACTTTGCCGCTGGGCTGATCTGTGTACTCTCTAACGGCGCAGTCATAGTGATCGGGGGCGACGGAAGTAAGAAGATAATATGGAACCCGACAATTGCTGCTGCACTGCCAGGAGCGCCCGCTGGATGGAGTACGGGACTCGATCTAGTCAATTTCGTAACGTATAAACGCGAACTGATCATTCACAACGGCAAGGATAAGCCGATTACGATAGCCGATGACTTCACTGTCAAATATCTGCAAGACCTAGCCACAGGAAGCAACGTTAACGTTCCAATTGGCAAGTTTGGCTGTGTGGTGTCGAATTACCACTGCATAGCCAATATCAACCCGTACGGCGCACCGTCCGTGCAACAGCCAACAACGATCTTCGTTTCTGCTGTTGGGACCGCTGGGACGTTTCCTCACGACCCAGTACCTAACGACTCAATCGAGATCGATGTCGGTGCCTTCGCTCCTCAAGGAGCCATCGAGATTCGGGGTGTAGCAGGCTTCAGGTCGAACCTGCTAGTGTTCTTTCAAGACCAAACGGTAATTGTGAAGTTGGGAACGTACAATGCCGCAGGCGTACATGAGCCATTCTTCCCCGATACAATGCCGACGTTTGGCGTACTCGGGCATCGGTGCGTCGCGCCAGTGGAGAACGATCTACTATTCGCTGGTCTTGGGGGAATGGCCAGCGCCAGACGGAACCTGCTTAGTGTCTCGGGCACTCTGGAAAGCCAGTCGCTTAGTGAGCGAATCGAACCACCGTTTCGGCAGACCGTTGGGGCTCTAACAGACGATCAACAACAAAAAGAATGCTTCATGATCTACGACCCTCTGGGTCACGACATGCTTTTCTTCACGCCTGGTGGACGAGTGTTTACTTACAGCTTCAGTACGAAGCTAAAGTACAGCGCGTGGTCCGAGTTCAGTGGCCTTAACGTACAATGCGGATGCAGGACGTTCCTTGGTAGAGTGTTCTACGCTGATGGTCTGCGTGTGTATCAGCATGGGAACAAGGTGTTCGCAGGAGAGGAATACTTCAAGGATCGAGTGCTTGACCGTGACTCGTCGTGGTCGAACTCAACGTTCTACGAGGCAGGAAGTATCGCGTTTGATCCAGTTACAGGGAAAACATTCGAGGCCATAGCCGGACATACAAGCTCACCGTTGCCTGCAACTTTCGAAGATGACCGAACGACCATCCTCTTCAATCCTCGTTGGGAAGAGTATACAGGCGTGTCGATCGACTTCGAGTTGGAGCTGCCATGGCTTGACAGTAAAAATCCAATGTCGGTCAAGTTCCTCAGGTTCATCTCTATGGCGACTAAAGGCAATGCTCAGTTTACAGTCAGAGCGTACGTGGATAACCTGTACAAGAATCACGAAGGAGAGGTTGTCTTCGAGCCTTGTTTGTCTACAGAGTTCATTGCAAACGAGGCGCCAGGGTTCGGCTATGACGCAGGCCCTTATGGTGGAGGAAGACGCAGTGGCGATCCTCGACTATGGAAGTTCCCTGTTAAGTTTAAGACACTGAAAATTGCTATAGTCGGAGACGAGGCAGGCGATCTTGAGCTGGTGAATATGTCGTTCTTGTTTTCTCGCGGCAAGTTCAAACGCTAACCAAGTGTGAGTCACACATGACCTTATCATACACACCGCGTTTCCATCTTGCCGTTCCCGACTTCCTATCGGAGCCTTGGCACGCCGAGTTCGCTGCTGCAATGGAGTCAATCGACCAGGCACTCTTCACTGCGATCGTTGCCCAAGAGACTAACCAGTGGCTGAACGATCACGCTTATTTGGTTGGTGATCTCATAATCGATCCTAGCACTGGCACGTTGTATTCCTGTGCTGTTGCACACACAAGTTCTAATGCAGCAATCGCCCCAACGTTTGCTCAGGAATTTGCAGCGCACCCCACTTACTGGACTTCGTTTGCGGTGATCGCTGCCTCACAGACAGAGGCTGAGCAGGGTACCGATAACAATAAGTACATGACGCCGCTGCGAACTGCACAGGCAATCACCGCGCAAAGCCCTACCCCTGGTATTGCAACGGTGGCACAAGCACAGGAAGCCACGAACAACACAGAGATAATGACGCCTTTGCGTGTCGGTCAAGGGATTACTGCTCGAATCGCGACACAAGCCGAGGCTACAGCAGGTACGAATAACACGCAGCTGATGACTCCACTGCGTACGGAGCAGTTGATTGTTTCTGCGGGTGTTGCGGGTGGCGATGCCATTGGGTTCAGTGCGCACAAGAACGGTGTAACGCAAAGCCTCACCGCAGCCACATGGACGAAGGTTACGTTCGGAGCCGAGCTATACGACTCTGGAAGCTTTTACGATACAGCTAATAGTCGATGGACGCCGCCATCAGGGCAAATCCATATCGACTGCGGGATGGATGTTGCAGGCCACACCATCGATACGTTCGTGGCTATTTCGATCTATAAGAACGGATCAGGCTTTAGATCAGTTAATCTTTACTCTCCCAGTACAGCGGCAGGAGCCACACTTAGTATCGATGACATCGCAAACGGTACTGATTACTACGAGATGTGGGCGTATATACCCTCTGCGGGTACTCCTACAATCCTCGGAGGGATTGGTACATTTCTCATGGGCGCCTTTCTCGGTGAGGTCGGCGTCGTCACGATGGGCCTCGCTGAAGTTGGGTTCAGAGCATCTAAGGGTGGCACGAATCAGACTGGTATTCCTAATCAAGTATACACTAAGATGTCGTTTGGTACCGAGGAATATGATCAAGGCGCTCGCTACGACCCTGCGATTAGTCGCTGGACGCCACCGACGGGATTGGTAAGCCTTACTGCCTCAATGGTCGTGAATGGCGCTATTGCAGTTGGCGGTGTAGCAGCCGTCGGTATTTACAAGAATGGTGTGTCCCTCAAGTCTGGAATAGATGTCGCCTCAAGCGGCGGGATCGTGACTGCTCAGGTTAGTGTAGATGACATAGCGAGTGGAACCGACTACTACGAAGCATTCGCGTACGTGTCGACTGGCGGCGCTGCATTTATTGATGGCTCGGCAGCCAATACATACTTCGCCGGACACCGTATTACAGGAGCGCAAGGCGAAGTAGGCCCGACAGGGCCGACAGGACCAACAGGCTCGACTGTTTCTCCGTCGATAAACTGTGGCAGGCTGCGCTATATAAGCCCTACGCAGCTGAGCTTCACACCATTTAATGGTGGGCACATCAAGATCAATGGGGTTCTAGTCCCGATTCCTACATCTGGAATTGTTGGACTTACCAACTCCAATGCGTATGTCAATGGCGTTGCAGGTCAGTCCCTTGGAGCAGCCACAGTGTACTATGTTTATGTTTTCTCTAATGCTGGTGTGCTCACGGCTGACTTCTCACTTACGGGACACGCGACAAGCGTTGCCCTGACCAATGAAGGGACGGAGATCAAGAGCGGCGACAACACACGTACACTAATTGGAATGATCCGGACCGCTAACGGAGCCACAACGTTCATAGACAATCCGCAGAACAGATTTGTACTCAGTTGGTTCAACCGACGATCGCGACCTATAAAAGGTCCAGGAACCAATACCACTATTGGGGTAGGATCATGGACAACCATAAACGGCGCTTCTTATTGCTACTTCCTCACTTGGGGAGATGAAGCTTGTGACTTGAGTGCGATTGGGTACGCCTGGGTGGCTGATACAGGACCAGCTGGCTGGTACGGAGGCTTCGCAATAGACCAGTTAACGACTGCCGGTGCTGGGTTGGTAAGTTACGCCTATCAGATCAGCCCTAATATAGGGTGGAGCCTAGACATATCGGCACGGGACGTTGCTGATTACACAGAAGGATTCCATGCATTTTACCCTGCGGGCTACGCCGGTAGCTATACTGTGTACTTCAATATCTGGCTCACGGGATCAATCCAAGGCTAGTGTGACTCACACGACTCGATAGGAGGGGCAGATGCCCGTAGGTCTTAGCTTCGGCCAACAAGTTACATCTACTGGCGACTCTCCGTCAGAGCAACAAGCATATTTCGATAATCTTCGTCGAGAGAACCCTGCCGTCTATGCCAAGATCGCGTATCTAGACCCTAAGGCAGGTCAGCCTCTGGACGCACCGACCCCGGATACGAGTGCTCAACAGATCGCTGCCGCTCAGGCGTCAAATCCTGCACCGCCAGCATATAGCGGACCTACAGCCGAGGCAAAGCTTCAGGCACTCCTGCCTACGGGCTTCGAAAACACACTCGTGCCATCGGGAGCATATGGTCCGACCGCAACCTCAATAACTAACAAAGCTCGAGGCTCCGCACAGGATTTCATTGCCAACATGTTCAGGCGAGGGACGCTCTCAAGTTCTGGCAGAGATGCAGGGCTCGCAGCCATAACAGCACAAGACCCAGGCGTTAGCACTAAGCTATCTGGCATCGGAGACACATTGCTTGCGAACGAAAGAGCAAAACTCAGAGGTTTTGCGAACGAAGGGTTCTCTGCTGCAAGTGGTCAGTCAGGTGAAACTTTCGATCCTAGTCCATACTATAACAGAGCCAATACTGAGGCTGCGCAGTTCCTAGCGGCATTTCCGTCTTCGTACACAACCGCGGTAGGTGATACAGGCGGTCTATACGACACTAGTGGTCTTGCTGCGGCGGGTGGCGGTGTACGGAGTCCGAATAACGTTTCATACGATCCGTACGCAGTTGAAGGCGGGAAACTATCCACTGGCCTCGACGAGTCTGGCTCGCCTCCTCCATCGAAGAAGCGTTCAACATCCGTTTTCTAGGAGATCATCATGTCTTGGCTCAGTTCACTATTCGGCGGCGGCGGCGAAGACCCCGAGGCAGTACGTCAGCGGCAGGCAGAGGCAGCTCGACTTCAAGCCGTTGCAGCACAGCAAGCCTCAGACCGTCAAATGCAGATGCAGCTCGACTATCTGAACCAGCTCAGGGCTGATCAACAGGCCAAAGAAGCTGCAATTGCTGCAAAAGATCCAACGGCGACACGAAGCGCAGCAAATAGACAGCTTGACACGACGTTCGCTCCAGGTTTCGAGTCGACCTATCTACCAGATACGTATGATGACCCTCTGGCTGGGGACATCTACAACGAGCAGTACGGCAAGGCGACCAGCTACCTAGACAACCTACGTAAGCGCGGTGTCATCACAGACACTGGATACGGGGCTGGCGCTAAAGAACTAGACACTCAAGGCTCTCGCGTACGCACTCAGCTACAAGATATCGGCAAGACGTTACTCGACCAAGAGCGCAGCAAGCTCGGTGACATCGCCAATACTGGACGTCAGAGGGCAAGCACGCTGGAAGTTGGTGATCCGTTTGATGTCAACCCGTACAGCTCACAGGTTCAGTCGTCAATTGGTGACTTCGGTTCCAAGTTCGCGGACATGTTCCGTGCAGGTGTTCCAGGCGATCTATTCGACACAAGCGCACTTGCCTCAATCGCCGGTGGTGCCCAAGGCGCTGGGAACACTCCCTTCGATCCTAACGCTGTGGCTGGCCCTGTTACGTCGTCCGAAGACCCGAACGATCCATTCTCCGGTCAGAAGCCTGTCCAGAAGCGCACCTCGACCGTATTTTAGTGTGACTCACACCGGAGGCAGCTATGCCTTTTGATCCGATTTCAGCGGGAACTGCCGCAGCCGGTATGGTGCTTGACTTCTTGAAGAGCCAGCAGGCTCGTCAGGATGCGAAGCAGAACCAAGCCCTTCAGATGTCTCAGCTGTATGAGGCTCTGGGCAACACTGGCGCAGAGCGTGAACGCGCATTAGGTATGGCTGGTGCACTACGCACGGATCAATTTGGGAATGCAACCTACTATGACCCGAACCAAGGACGATGGGTTACCAGCTACTCCCCAACCCAACAGCGACTTATCGATCAAGGACAAGAGCGACAGGGGCGTGCTCAGACTCGGGGTGCACAGGCTTCCCAAGATTATGATCGACTCAGAGGCGAATATCTCTATCAAAAGCCTAAATCGGAAGCCGAAAGCTACGCCGAAATAATCAACCTACTCAACCAAGCCCAGGGCACCGGCGAACGTCAGCTTAACACTCTGATGGATCGCTGGGGCACGCGTACAGCAGGCAACCTCCCGACCCTAAGCCAGACTGATAGGGGACCAACTCCTGGGCAGCAACTCGCCGAGACGATGCTCAAGGCTCGTGGCTCTGCGCTCGACGAGTCTCTGAAACGTCAGGCTGGCCATACTTCTCAGTACCTGCCTGCTCTGAAACAGTTCGAGGATACAGCGAACTACGTGGCTCCAGTCGATCCCACAGGTTCAACCATCGTCGGGTTAGAGTCGGAGGGTCGTAAACAGCAGCTCAGCACCATGTCCGACTACGACAAGCTAATGACCACTCTCTACGGGTCAGGAGCCTCGAATGCGAATGCTGCCGCTGCAAACCTAGGCAGGGCCGATGCGCAGGGACCAAAGTCATCTGATTTCCTAAGCCTTGCCAAGATGCTGATGCCTGGAAAAGAGGCCGCGACTAAAGGCACAGTCGGTGGGACCACAGGGGCGACCTACGACTCAGACGGAAATGCCTCAGGTTCCAGTGGCAGCTACGGCAGCATCTATCCTTCAGACCATCCATACTCAAAGCTAGTCGGAAAAGATGCCGCGTCTATTGGTGGCGCGTATCCCGACGAGTACTCTGGTTCCCTAGGCCCGCCGTACCCCAATACGCCTTACGCAGCCTATGACTATACGTCTTCGCCATATGGCGATTACGCCACTCCATGGAGATTCTAATGCCCGGTGATCCGAACGAACTTATCGCTCAAATGATGGCGCAGCAGGGAGGAGGCGGCTCCCCGGGCATGCCTATGAACCAAGGACCGCCAGCGCCCCCACCGATGCAGCCTGACGAGGCTATGCTAGCACAGGTACAAGGAGCCATGGGTGCCGCTCCTGGAACTGAAGGCGGTCCGCCTCCTGGCAGCGGAATGAAGTGGGAGAACCTACAGGATGACCAAGCCGCTCTTCAAGCCAACCCGTCGCCAGAGAACATTCAGGCCTTCGTCCAATACTGGGGCCAGGAGAATCTTCCGAAAGACATTCAGGCTGGAGCTGATGAAAACGAATCGTCTGGCCCACCTGAGTCCGCAGAGGGAGAATACTGATGCCTGATCTTCCAACTGGCGAACTCGAGAACGCTCCTCTCGAGGAGTTCATTGATCCCCAGTCGGGGATCGCTAACATTCTGAACCAAATGACTGCTACAGCCCAGCGAAGCCGTCCAATCGAGACTGTCCAAGAAGCCAACCGCCCAATGCCAAGCAATGGAATGACACCCGAACAGCTCATTCAGATGCTTCTCGCCCAGCAACGTTAGTGTGAGTCACACGAATGGCATTCCGCTCAGCTCGTCGAGGCCCTGAAGGCTCGTTCACGCCTCCTGACGCTCAGGAAGAGCTACAGGCACTCCTCAGTCCCGAAGAAGACGAGAAGGCTAAACAGCTTAGAATGTTGCTAGAGTGGGGCGATCCTAACTACACACCCGACACAACACTATCAGAGCCTAGCGCTCCACCAGAAGCCGGTGACCCCGTCCTGGCGGCTCAGCGTTTCCCTCGACCTGCTCCCCTCACGGAGATGCACGATCTCGACCAGCAACCTGTCGTCATCCCTCAGCCTATTACCGAGCCCGATCCTCTTCCAGAGCCTGTGCCTCGTGGGCCGATGGAAGACTACGCAACGACTGACCCTTTCGAACTCGCTGCGCTTCGAACCCGTCGCGGCGTAGTACACGACCGTCCGATCACAGAGCCCGACTTCTTTCCTCGTGAACAAGAAGGACCGTTCAAGCCAGAGACTCCGATGGAGACTCTGGATAAAATGACGCGGCCGATACGATTTGCAGGACAGAAAGCCGCTGAGCTTGGCAGTTTGGTCTACTCGCTCCCAGCCGCAGGAGCACAATTCCTTGCAGGCATCGAGGCAAATACTCCACGGGAGGACGTACCGCGCTCTGCTCGACACGTGGGTGGCATGCAGGCAGTCGAGGAGAGTTCGACGATGCAGAACGTCGCCGACTACCTCAACGAGCTTGCGGAAGGTACGCGAGGACTTACTAAGACCGTGACAGGCACCACAGGCTTGAAGCCTGAGACCGCTGTAGAACAGGCAGGTGTCTGGACCGGCGAATACTTCATGCCAATGAAAGGCGCCCTGACTACAGCAGGTCTTACTCTAACCGGTGTCGCTGCGCGAGCAGGTCTAACGGCACTCGACACCAGTGAGATACCCATTCCTTCAGTCACGACTCCTGCCGAGGCTGGCTTTGCTGAATCTCGAGGAACCACTAAGCCTCCATCGGCGCTGTCAGGACCACCAGTGGCAGTAGCTCCGACACCAGGCGCACCAACCATATCCGCCCCCACGATCCCAGGCTCAACTGTCGTACCGGGGTCGGCAATTGTACCTAGTGTGACTCACACAGACAGACAAAAGAAAGGCGCTGAGGCTCCTACCGTTCCAGAGGGAATGACAATCCCTCCTCCAGACATGCGTACAACCACACCACCCAAACTGAGCCAGGGCAAGGGGCGACTGAATAGAGCAGGCGAACGTGTTGGTGCCGAGTCCGACGAGGCTTTCGCACAACGAGTGGAGAACGCCTGGGTCGCGAAGGAGATCGCAGCACGTACCTACTCCCCGACTGCCATGGAAATCTTCCAGTCAGTCGCAGGTATGCAGAAGACCTCGCAGTCTGAATACAAGGCTATGGGAGTCGTTGGTGGCACACTGGTCGGAATGATTCTCGCACCGAAGGTTTTCGCTAGGTTCTCAAGGGCAGAGCTTCCTGCGGTTCGTACAGTCGAGGCAGGAACAGCACGCGAAGTTGCCAATGCTGCCCCTGGAACCATTGCAACGAGCACGCTTGGTGATGCTATCCGTGCTGCCGATGATATCAATGCTCCCCTTGCTCGAATCGCTGAGCGTAACGGCATCCCAGAAGAGGTAGTCGATAGCCTCGATAAGAACTTCCGCATCACGACTCGGCAAGGGGGGCGTGCCCTTGCAGATAGCGCTGTTGAAACCGCCAGGATGGAAACGCCATCATTCCGGTTCAATGCGCCAGTTGCCTTGAACGATATGGCAAGGCAGTCAACGGCCCAGTCAGATACCTATCTTAAGCTGTGGGACCGAGCAGACGAACTCACGCTCATGTCTCAGATGCGCAAGTACGAGGTTGCTGAGGGAAAGACTCCTAAGGCAGGACCGCCGACGCTTGAAGGCCAGACTATCGACGACGTAACCAAAGCAATCTCAGACTTGGAGCGTGCTGATCCTGGCCTCAGAGATATGCTAAAAGCCAACCAAGGATGGAACAAAGCCATCCGCGATTTTCAAGCTAGCGGCGAATACGGTACCGTTCCGAAGAAGCATCTCGACCCAAATAAACCTGCCATGGATGACGGCAGTCAAGCCTTCCTAAACAGCTCACGCCCGAACGCTCTCGGAAACCTTCGTGGAAAAGAGACGGGAGCCAATGCCATTGAGTCGCAGGCAGACATGGCACGCGGACTTATCAAGGAGCGCCTTGACAACGAGGCTGTCGGTCGATACGTCGACGCAATGCGCAAGCGCAATCCCGACTCATTCGTGGAAGTGACCAAGGAGCAACTAGCCGAGAACCCCTCTTGGAAGCAGAACGTCGTATCGTTTAAACGTCGAGGTCAAACAGAATACTACACGACCGATCCTTTCCTAGCCGACGTACTGCGCCTTGACCATACCACAATCACTGGATGGGGAGGGAACGCCCTTCATTCGACCAAGCGCATGTTGGAGAGTACGACTACTGGCGTACTCGCGCCTAACTTCGCCGTCACCAGCGCGATCCGTTCATACTGGATTGCCAAGTTCACTACAGAACAAGGCTTCAAGGCACCGACGGCCGTCGGAACATTGCTTGCCATTCCTCAGCAACTGATCCCTCAGATCGCTAAATCGATTTCGCGCGGCCTCGAGAACGGTAGTGCAGGAATGCTTGGTGAAATCTATGGTAAGGGCTGGATGGATGGACTATCGAAGCGCCTTGCCGTTGTCTACGACGAAAGCGTGTACGCCCAGCTCAAGGCAGCAGGCTCCCATCGCGGCAGTGTCCTCGAACAGCAAGCGCGCGCTAAGGGGCTAGAAGACGTTACTAAGTGGTTCGACGCTAATGCAGCGGCGAGCAACACGGTTCGTGGAGCGCAGCACTTCTGGAATGCCTGGAAAGCATCTATCGAGTCGATCCATAATGGACCAGCCTTCAACTTTGTCAAACGAAACCTAGGGACCGAGTCGGCTCCCGACCTAGCCCTGCGTGCTCGCCGTCTGACAGGTGACCCTCGAGTTGGTGGCGAGTACTACGTTGGTCGGGACAGCAACAAACGACCCATTCGATTCGAAACTGATGGATCGATGACTCAAAGGATTGCACATACACTAGTCAAAGGTTATGGCTGGACCGCTGAGAACATAGGCAAGAACGCAATTCCGTGGTGGAACCCTACACTGCAAGGCGCTAAGCGTATCGGCGAAGCCTTCCTCCATGACCCTGTGCGATTCACACGAAGCACTGCGCTCTATGCCATGGCTCCTGCGGTTGGGCTACTTTACTACGCCAAGGCCCTTGACGCTCAGGGCGGTGATCCTAACGGACGTAGCTATGTCGACTGGATTTTGAATGGTCGAAGCGCGTTCAATCGACAGATGAACTTCGCCGTTCCACTTCCAGGCCAGCCTGTCGAAAAGTCTATGGAGATTACGTTCTTCCACGAACTCAACCCATTCAAACGCGCTGCTGAAATTGCATGGCACCACATGCTTGGCAGCGGCATACCAAAGGATGACCCCAGTCACTTCCTACTAGGCATGCCCGACAACGTAACAGCAAGACGCCCACTGAACGAAGACCTGTGGATTGCCGCGCACATGTTCCTTGACACTGCGGTCATTCCTCCAATGCCACCAATCGTCAACACAGCATTCGGGGCGTACGGTATACGAGGTCCGCAGGGTATGTTCGGCGGTGTTGCTTATCCAGTAAAGGGTGACCCATTCAATCAGAATGGCGGGTTACCTACCAGCCTCGAACTGGCCACCCGCGCAATGTT